ATAGTCCATTTGCGGAATATATACCTGATAACTTTTTAGAATTGGCCGGCATTAACCCTGAAACGGGTCTTGTAAGAGATCCATCTTCATCTGTTAATGGTGTATCATCGGAAATTGTAGCAGCTGAATCGGGGACACTTAAACAAGCACAGAATATTACAACAGTAGTTGCTCCAGTGAATAATAATCAAACGAGCACTAATGTGAGTAATAATAGTCAATCGGTGAATATGGTAAATAACAACCACGCTGATGATTATGTCAGAAGCGCGGCTGTAATGGCTAGATAATTTTACCCTTTTCGAAGTGTGGGGCATCAATGAATGGTTTTCGACCTGCCGCGGTTCTTAAATCAATATAGACCTGATTCATAAGTCTCGGGTCTAATTCTCTAATATCAGGACAAGTCCAAGCAGCACCCCACCGTAATGGGTAATCCATTACTTCGGCACCTTCACGCATTGCTTCGGCAATATCAAAATAAAATGGCAATTCCCAACTCATACGTGATCCATCGTAAGCGACTAGATCAACAGCTTCACCGATAAGGTGTTTGGATTCCATTGTTTGTGATACGCCCATCTCAAAATATTTCTTTTGAGTTTCGAAGGACCGAAGTCCTTCTACTACCCCGAAATCAACTTTGGTAATCTTAATAGCATAATGAACCACCTCGATCAGTGGTTCATCCAAACCTTCAAGTCGAGATTTGGACCGAGTTGATAATTCGTAAAGAGCCATATTTTAATCGTTGGCCATATTTTCGAAGTAGCTCATAACGTCTTCATCATCACCGTCAGCACTTGGTTCAGGTTCAGATTTAGGTGCAGGCGCATCAGCCGTTTTAGGTTGTGGTGCAGCCGCTGCTTTACTTAAATCAGTTTCCTCGGCAGTCGAACGTGTTGGCGCATTACCCAGCACCTTATCAAGACGTTGTTTTAACTCATCATAACTTTTATAAGTTGATTCGTCAGTAAACTTAGCTAATGATTGAAGTTCACCATAGATTTTTTCTAGAGCTTCATCATCACCGTCTTTAAGCGCATCAGGTTTAGCAAATTCAGATTTATCATAATTGATCCAACCCTCGACTTCACGAACCTTAACTTTAAAGTTAGCACCTTCCCAGAAATCAAATGGGTTTAAAGGTGTTTCATCTTCAAACTCTGGCTGCATAGCTTCAGTAATCTTATCAAAGATTTTCTTACCGAATTTGTATAGCATAACTCTACCTTCGTTTTCAGGATTTGCTTTATCCTCGACAACCAAGATATTTGCTACATAATGCAAGCGGCGCTTTTGTTTACGTGCAAGTTCTTTGTCTGATTCATCACCAGAATTCCAAAGGTCTTTATTTACTTCACCGACTGGGTCATCTTTACCGATAGAAGTCAAAGATTTTTCAATGTACCATTGACCGCTTGGGCCTTGGAACCCATGATCCCAGAAACGAATCCACGGTAAATCTTCACCTTCAGGAGCAGGAAGGAATCGAATTACAGCATAGCCATTGTTCGCTTTATCGCGACCACACCGCCAAAACTCATCATCCTGATTATTGTTATTACCGCCAGCATAAGTTTCTGCTGCTTCGACTAATTTATTGATTGCGCTCGAACGAGACTTTTTAAGATTTTTAAAAGACATTATATTTCCTAATATTTTATGTTTGTATTTTTTGTATTAACTGAATTATTCACTTAAGCATAATGAAAGATTATTTATACACATTAAAAATGCTTTACTATAATCTTCGCGGCTCTTTTCCTATCAACATGATTTGACAGAAAAGGTGCATAATTTAGGATTTTATCACGGACACCTGGCCACATGATTGGATCGTCAACCATGTGCTCAGATTTCATTATGAAAGGTTTTAATAACTCAATAATGACCACGGTATTTAGTTTCACATCACCATTTAAGTAGTCATTGATTAAATTATAATAAACTGAACCACCTTTGTCAAACAATTCTTTAAAAGAATCATATTTAAAGCTTAATTTGCTTATATCTTCCTCAAAGATATACATCAGCGACTCAAAGTTTTTATTCCACTCTACCACCTCCTCATTATCTTCTGTTATTTCGCCAATCCAATTGTTACCCGCTAGAAAATTAGCGACCAAAAGTTTTATAAACTCACCTTCATCGTTATATCTTCTAGCAAGTTTACCGAAAAAGTATTTGTCTTTTCTTTTCCAGAATACTCTTTCAGTAACATTGGTTTTGAAATTATATTTAAAAGCATCATAGCTGCCAGAAGAAAAATGCAACTTGACAGCATGATACAATGTAAAAGTTCTAAATGGCGTCATGAAAGAAAAATCTGCCCATTTTTGAATCTATTTTTCTGCAACGAATCTCAGTACTGGTTTCTGGGTCTCGAAAAATGTAATCATTTCCCGATTGATAGACCGCATGATCATATTTAAAATGAATAGTTTCATTATTATCATAATCAACATCCTGGGGAATGTGCGTGGTTGGCCTCGGCACATTTACGTTGCTGGGTTTTATATTATCTGAGGGTTCTACATCAATATAAACCCAACCGCAATCATCAAATTTGAAAGATGGCATTACGGCTTTAAGCTCAGCACCATTTCTAGTAACAGAAATTATCTCAAACGCTTGGACCTCAGTCGAGATCTTAATGTTTAATATCTTAATAATATCTTCTAATTTCTCATCATAACGAAGATGCTCGTCAGCAATGTTACTTAACATATCAAAATTAAATGATAATGATTGAGTAGATAGACCTATAATATCCTCAATCATTTCAGGGTAAATATTTCTATCTTTCAGATAATCTTCAATGTGCTCCGGTAACATTTTACCGTATTTAAAATGATAATAAATTCTACTTGGTCTATTAATAAAATAGGTAGATATTGTATCTGCCTCATTCTCGGATAAAAGAAACATTCTTTTAGATTTATTGAGCCCATCCATAAGGGAAAGAAGTTCACCTTGAGCTTTTAAATTATAATTTTTGGCAAACTCGTCAATGACTATAACACATTCACCCAATTTATCAATAAAGTCACCAAAATCAGTTCCTTTATAACAGTCATTGATAACTATAATCGGAGAACCCTCTTCAATCATTTTGTTACAGATCGCAGAAATGGTCAAGGTTTTTCCTGAACCTTTATCACCCGTGAATAAAACACCAATGCCATCAGGTTTATCTTTGTAAGTCGAGATAACCTTTTCTGCTTTAATGTTAATATCAGGCCCATAAATCTTTTCAGGGATTTTGAATTTATCTGCAGAAAGCGCTAAAGAAAATCCATTCATCTCATCAAACATAAGATTATAGACGTTAGGTTTTATATAATCTAAAGAGTTTTCATCATCATAATCTTGAGGTATTACAGAAGAACCTAAATGTAAATATTTCACTTGTTTCATAATTAATCCAATGGTAGTTGGTTTGTATCGCCCTTAATAATTTTGGCACGAACCGCCTCAGCTTCAAGTTTAGCTCTAATAATATTAGAAACATATTTAGTAGCATCTGTGGGGTCTATTTCATTCTCGTCACAGACCAAAAGTATTGCGTCCATGTAGCTTATTTTATCCCAAAAAACTAAACTTTCAACCTTTTGTGAAAATTTCTTTTTGGTGAGTAATGTCTTTTCAAACTCAGTTAGATTCGTCAAATGACACCACCGAATCCGCAACAAATGAACGCCATTCTTTAATATCAAGATCAAAAATTGGAACTAGGTGTTTTGGGTAATTGTTGTACTCATCCAAAACTTTGGTGTTTTTGTCTATTGCTTCATCATATTCGCTATTTAAAGTTCCTCGAATTGTTCGCTGACCACCCGATACCTTATTGAACACGACAGTACAAATGCCTGCGCTAAGTTTTTCAACATACTCATTTCTTGTCATCGTCATTTTGTTTATCCTTATCTTTTTTACCAAATATTAAATCCCAGTTAGATTGCATCTGTTCATCCGAGATTTTAGTTCGGTCATGTAATCGTTTAGAGCCCTTACCGTTCTGAGCGGTCGGTTTTCCTTTTGCCATATTTCTCGTTCACCAAATAGTATAAAAAATAACATAAGCTCATTGGCCATGCTAGACTAGTTATAATTATAATTTTGAAATCATCTAAAGTACTGGCCTCATATAATTCATCTTCTAGATATAAACCTAATATAATAAGACAAATCATTATGATGCAGCCAACACCGTAATATAGAAGAATATCCAATCAATTTACCTCCACCATAATTATCTGATTTTGATGTTCTCGGTACTCGATATTTTTGTACCGAAGACATTTCCATCCGGTCGCAGATGTAAATTTTATTTCAGTATCAAGTGGTACATTATAATCTTCTTTTAACTTATATGCAACCAAAGAAAAACGATTATTTAAAAGTTTATCCAATTTAGCAGTTTTCCATGGTGCGTAATCAATACCAGAAGATTTTTCAACCATCACTGATCTAAGACCACCAGATTTAAGATTTTCTATGCAAGTTATCTCATCGTATGGTTGACCCATAGAATCTGTTGTCTGTCGTGCCGGACTATAAGCCCTCATGTTTTTCCATCTCCTCGACCCATTTTATGGTCTCATAAATTTTGTTGTAGTTTATTTTATGCTTGGTCCTAAAAGCTTTGGTTGTTTTCGATTGATTTTTCATTTCAATTCTCTTTACAGTTTTTGCGATTAACTTTA